GTTAAACCTGCAAATATGTAAGGAGGGTGATGGGTCGGTGAACCGGCAGAACTGGCCTTCGTACCAGAGGGGCACGAGGCCGCATTCACCGTCGCGTTGTTTGGCGACAGCGATAATGGCCTCGCCGTTGGCTTGGTTGCGCTCCCGGTTGAGCAGCAGCACCAGGTCGGCGTCACGTTCTATCTGCCCAGAGTCGGCCAGGTCAGTGAGTCTAGGAACCCGGCCTTTATCCTTCTCATTCTCTCTGTTGAGCTGGGCCAGGGCGACCACCGCGGTCTTGGTGTCGGAAGCAATGGCCTTGAGTCGACCGGATACCTCGGCGATCTCATAGGTTTTCTTTTCGGCCGCCTTGCTCCCGTGGATCTTCTGGAGGTAGTCGATCAGGACAAGTTTGACGCCCCATTTACGGACAGCCCGGCGGATCACCGCGGTGATGGTTGCGATGCCGGACACACCTGAACCGGACACGAAGTATATCGGGCTTCCGGCCACCTTAGCGGATGCGCTGGCCATAGCCTTCATTCCGCCTTCATCGAGGTCGCCGGTCTTGATGTCCTGCATCGGAATAGATCCTACGGTAGAGACCATTCTCCGAACGATAGACTCGTCGGACATCTCCAGCGATATAAACAGGGTCGGCACCCGGTGCTCGATGGCTGCTGCCCGGGCTATTGCGATGGCGATGGCGGTCTTTCCGATGCTTGGCCTGGCCGCAATGATGGCCAGCTCGCCGAACTGGAATCCGTCGGTCATTCGATCCAGCCGGTAGAAGCCCGAGGTAATGCCGGACAGGTGGCCCTTCCTGGCAAATCGCTCCTGGGTAGAGTCGATGAACCGACTGACTACCGACTTGCAGGGTTGGACCTCTTCCTTGGATGCCTCGACGGTGAGCCCTGCTTCGGCATTGGCGACGATTTGATCCACAGACAGGGTGGAGACAGCGGAGTCGCGAATTAGACGGTCACCGGCAAAACGTAACTGCCGGCGGTGATGGGCCTCGAGGACAGCCTTGGAGAACTCGGGATGGTTGGCCGGGCTGGGGCACATCTCGTCGCACTTGTTCAGAGCCTCGAAAGGCACCGGAGTCTGAGGCATCGTGCGCTTCCACTCCTTGACCACGGTCGTCATGTTGACCGGATCGCTCTTGGCAACGAGGCCTTTGGCAATCTCGAACACATTGTACAGATCGCTGTCCTGTATAGCCTCGGTGGGGATCTTGGCGAATACCTCGTGGCAGACATCGGAGCCACCGGATAGGCAGGCGCCTAGAAGGCCGAACTCGTCGTCCTCGGCAAAGTAGGGGTCGCTCATAGGTAGTTGCGAAAATCGTTGGCGTCTGTGGGGTCGATCTCAGGCTTTCCTGCCTGGGCACCAAACAAACCAGCTTCGCCTTTAGCACGGTCGATCTCTGTGTTCCAGTTGTTCAGCAATGTGATGATGTCTCGGCGCTTGTACTTGCTGTTGCCGAGGTAGAATTGCTCCAAGATATCGAGTTCTTCCGCGGTGAAACCGGAGTCAAAGGCTTCCTTGAGCAGTTTGATCTCTTTGTCCTTCCACCGTGTCTCAGGCCTACGCTTGAACCAAAAGCAGATACGGATACGAAAGGCATCCAGTTCAACGGAAAGCTCTGACGCGTGTTTCTGCGGAACTCCTTCCTTTCCTTGTTCCCTTCCCTTCCCTTCCTTATAGCACGCGTCGCCATCGCGTGGCTCACGCGTGACTGACGCGTCGATTTCCTCGTAAATAGCCTCATTTTCGAGGTGATCCGGCAGAATTGAGGCTCGCTCCTTGTTGTTGATCACTTGGTGTTTTAGGAAGCTCGGAATGCATCCAAACCACTCGTCACCAACGCGATACTTGAGAACGAAACCACGCGTGGTTAACGCGTCGAGCACGCGTGAAAAGTCGACCCCATCGTATGGTAGAACCTGCACACCGATGCGCCTAGGTTCCCACTTGAAACGGCCTTCCCGGTCAGCAATGCACCACAGGCCAGCAAAGGCCACACGGAGCGGCAGCTTGGTTTCCAACTCTGCCTCAAACAGTCCTTCATGGTGGAAGAACTCCGGTTTTATTGAGCGGATTCTCATTGGTCGGAAGTTCTTTGTTGCGCAATTTTGACGACCTGTTTTGAAAGATCAGACAGCCATTTCTCAGTCATTATCCCGAGCTCGGCCGCATCTTTCAAAATATGCAATGCCTCAAATGGAGGGAAACCAGCATCCGAAGCAGCCTTTTCGACCTCGAACAAAACACCTCTGTCGTGATCTATTTCCTGCTGATTCATTTGAATCTGTCGTTTGATCTCGTAACAAGCTGACAGCTCCCAAGAGGTGGAGAACCTCGGGAACGATTGCGTGTCCTCGTGACACTCAAAGTGGCATTTTCGGCACATCGTTGCCATTGACCCCATTGGGTATTGCCAAGGCATTCTTCCCGAAACGTAGTAAAAGTGGTGAACCGTCAGTGTGTTGGTTTCGGACGAGCACTTTACGCACTGAAAGCCGTCTCTAGACATGATTTCCAGGCGCTTCTTTTGCCACCGCGGATGTTGGAGTTTTTCGGAGTAGGTCATAATTCAAACAGAAAACCCCGTCACGCATCGCGGTGAGGAATCGCGGAGAAACAACGCGACGTTCACGATACGGACGGGGGAAAATTGATTGATCATGGTTTCTCTGAAGGTTTCAACGCTCACCTCTCACAGCTCACGTTGACGGGTCTTCCTTATCTGCTCTCCTGCTCGATGTCCAGCCCTCAGTAGGCCGGCATCAGTATGTCGGCCACCGCCTGGGTGAGCTTCACGTCCTGGAGGCAGTAGCTGATGGCTGCCTGTCGGTCGGTATTCCAGAGCAGGCTGAAGTCGGCGCCGTTGCCACTCTTCTCACCGAGTCCCAGGTGGCGACTGATGGAAGCAAGGCTCCCATGGGCCCGGTTGTCACCGAGCTGCCACACCTCGCGCAGGTCGACCACCAGCTCCGACCAGTACCGGCCGTTCCGTAGCCAGTAGGGCGGCATGATCTTGTGGCGCCAGGAGCGTTTGATCAGGAAGGGCAAATCGAAGGACTTGATGTTGAAGCCAATGAGCTGCGGCTGGCGCTCGTAGTAGTTGAGAAGCGCCCACCATTGTCGCAGCAGGTGGGCCTCACCGTCGGCATCGGCGCAGAGGATGTTCTGCTCCTGGTGATCGACCCGGTAGCCGATGCACAGCACCTGGCCCGACAAGGCGTCCAGGGCGGCATTGCGAATGTAGTCGGCCGTGTGACTTTCCTCGGCCTTCTGGAGCTTCTCGGCGATCAAGTCAGGGTTCTTGATGTTGCCGAGCTTCACGTCGGCTGGGTTAAAGGCTGGGATGTTGAGTTCTGCGAGCGGTAGAGGCCCGGTCTCGATGTCAAAGTAGATGTTGGGATTGGCTGGCATAATTGAATCGGTTGGAAATTGATGCGCGTTTGTCGGCCGATGCGCGCCCCCGGCACTACGAGTCCCCAGCAGCAACAGGTTGCCCGAAAGTTATATTAGCTGGCCGCAGTGTGGGCAGGCCGCACGAGTGACGATCTGGCGGATGCTGGGCACTCCCAGCCACTCGCAGATCTCATGGTAGCTGACCCATCCAAAGCCTCGGATAGCTCCTGGTCGGAGGTGCCCTGTGTTGTAGAGGTCCATGGCCTGCTGGCGGGTCTTGATGGCCAACCTTTCCATGGTGTTGAAGGTCCGGACCGAGAAGGGGAATCCCCACAGCTTGAGGATCGCCTCGTGCATCTGGGCTGCCTGCTCGATCTGGTTGATCCTCTGGCGCGATAGGTTAAACCGTTTGCCGATCTCCTCCAGGGTGGATCCTTCGGACCGCATCCGGACCACCTCGGGCACCATGTGGATCAGCTTCATGTGGGGCTTTCGTGTTTTCATATCAGAAAGGCACGTCGTCGAAGTTGGGAATGTCCTGGGCGTTGATCTCATCGATGCGCTTGGTAACTGCTGCGATGAGGTAAATGTCCTCCGGTGTTTTGCCTGGGCTAACCTTGGCTTTAGGCAGCCAGTGCTCGGCCAGGCCTCGAACAGCGTCGTCGGTCAGCTCGGAGATCGGCACGCCCTTGAACTTGCCGACGTGCACCTTCACATCCGAGATCTTGACCGGCGCCGCGGTAGCCGGCACCACCGTCTTCACCTGGTCGTCATCCTTGGGCGGCCTGTCTTCCATGCGGATCCACAGGCCCGAGGGCTTGAGCGGCTCGCCGTTCTTGTGAGCCATGATCAATTTGATGTTCGAGAACGTCTTGGTGCCGTCCTGGCTCTGCTCATGGACGATCACCACGGTAGCCGGTCGGCCGATGAGGCTGTCCAGGTCGAGGCTGGTGGTCTCCTCGGCGGTAAGGGCCCGACCGTGCCAATCTTTCAAGAACTTGGTCAGGCCGGCCTTCTCGTGCAGGCTGGCGGTCATCGGCGCCGTCATGACCACCCAGGGCTGCACCGGGTTGCGTGTCTTGTCCAGGAGATCGAGCTCAAACGCTATCTTGAACTTCTGCTTGGTGCCGTACTCGGTCTCGTAGG